TCGACCTTCAGCTTGAGCTTCAGATACCCCTTGAGCCACGGAATGATCAGCTCACGGATCTCGGCGCCCGGAGGGTTCTCATAAGGGTTCCCAATCGGGTGCCACTGACCACCATTTTGAGGATCCTCAACAAGGAAGCCATCGGTGACGTAGAGGTGGCTGATTGCGAGGTTGTCGGCCTTGTCGAAGACCTTCTGGTAATTCTCCGAAGTGACGGAGTGCACCACTGCCCACCATCGAGTGGACGGATAGGCCTTCATGTGATCCGGAAGGATCGGTGAAGTGGGATTCTCCTCTAGGAACTTGGCGGCAGTACCCTCGAACATCATACAGACGTCGAAATCCAGATCGCAAACTTCCTGAGAGATGTTAGACCCGGTATTGATGGCGATCACGAAGTCCAATCCGTTCTCACGGCGGATCGTGTCGATCAGATCCTTATACCAAGGAAGTCGATCCTTACGGGCATCCCATCCGTTGATGACCTCGTCAAGGAAGACCCCCTGGACAAGATCGCCATACCAATGCTTTGCTCGCTTCAGCTGCTCAAGGATATACTCCTTGGTAAACTTAGCGGCGTTAGGAATGCCCCGGTTCGCCTCATCATCAGGATGGATCGCCGCTCCGTACTGAGTCTTGATATAGAACAGTACCTTCTTAGCACCAGCACCAAGAGCGAGCTCACCCTGCTTCTGGAAGTCTACCTCCTGCGCCTCCCAGTCACCGCTGTTGCGGTTAAGGATGACGTATCCGAGGTTGTCCCGGAACTTCAGCGTCTGCGCCCACTTGGAAAACTGCCCAGGCTTTCCGTCCTGGTAGTAGTCAGGCCAGTAGTAGGTTACCGGAGAGTAGTACCTAGCGCCGTTCTTGAATGGGTTGGTCTGTCGGAGTGCGTCTTCGACATCCGCCTTCTCGCCGTAGGTCTTGGCTGCCTCGTCCTTGGTGAGATACTTGTCGAGCTGAGGGGTGACTGCATCCTGACCGGCCGGGCCACGCTCTCCAGCAGGTCCGGGAGGACCCTGCGGTCCAGGAGGGCCAGCTGGACCAGCATCACCCTTGGGTCCGGGTTGACCATTTGCCCCGGCTGGACCAGCAGGTCCGGTAGGACCCGGAAGACCATTGTCGCCTTTAGGTCCAGGAGGGCCAACAGGGCCCCTAGGTCCTTCGGGGCCAGGTATAGGTGTTCCTCCAGCTCCGCCACCAGCAGGCCCAGGAGGACCCTGAAGACCCCGAGGGCCTTCCGGTCCAGCAGGTCCGCGCTCACCGGCATCGCCCTTAGGTCCGGGAGGGCCAGTAGGACCCGGATCACCCTTAGGCCCGGTAGGTCCCTGTGGACCACGAGGGCCAGGTGCGCCAGCTCCTCCGCCCCCGCCACCAAATGGAAGCGGGGAGATCTCGGATGTTGGATCGGCGGACATGATGTCGATCGTCCCGCCCTGGGTCAGAGCAACGTGCTTGACGATGTCAAACTTGGGGGAATCGATGTAGATGGTGTGGGTCCAGGCGCCAGAGGGGGTTACTCCAACGCCCGGAGCCAGCACCTCGATGTTGACAGCGCCAGCCTGGTCTGTCCGAACCATGTGCTCGCGCATCGAGACTGCGGCACCTTCAACGGTAGCCGTAGCCCCCTTCACGTCAGGAATGATTCGGACAGTAGCCCGACCATTCTCTCCTCCGGGAATAGTTCCCGTTAAAGTACAGTATGGCGCTGCCATTTTGAGCCTCCTACGGCTGTTCGGCCCTGTCGAGCAGGGCGTTCACCTTGGTGTTTGTCTCGGCGCCATAAACGCCGTCGACCTCAGCGCCGACAGCAGCCTGAACGGCCTCGACGGTCGCGTCGTGAGCCTCCTCAGAGGCCTCGCCCCAGATCCCATCCTGCTCAGTACCAACAACGGACTGCGTGAAGGCCACGCCGAAGGGGAAGGTCTTCCCGCCCCACTCGGAAGCCGCGGCAAGAGCGTAGCAGCGAGACCGAGTGTTCGGCCCGGCGACATTGTCGGGGGTCGCCCGGACTGCACGCTGCAGCGAACGGATGTCAGCAGGGCCAGCGGGAGCAGTGTTGCTCGGAGAGTCGGTATAAGCCGGGCGAATCACATAAGCGATCGACTGATTGCGGACACGCCGCCAAACACCGTTCCCAGCAGACTGAGAGCCATAGCTGCCAGACGAGGTGTTCCCCTCAATCGTCTGGAGCGTGCCTCCACCAAGGTTCTTCTCGACGAAGCCCACGTGGTCCGTGCCGCCGCCATCCCAGTCGTAGATGACGACATCGCCCGGTCGGGCGTCGTAAACCGATACGAAGTAAGCGTCAGGGTGCTGACGGACCTTGTTGACGGTGTAGTCAGTGTTAAAGGAGAATCCTCCAATAGCGTCAATCTGCCCGCACTCGTCCAGACACATGCTGACGAAGAGCATGCACCACCAAACAGAGTCGGACGGTCCAGCAAGCCACTGCTGACCAGTTCGAGCTGCCCAGTATCGGCCAGCTTCGGATCCGGGCTGAGGGTCGTCTGGTGCATAGTAACCAATCCTCGCTGCGGCGCGAGCGAGTACGTTGTCTGCAACGCTCACTTCATCACCTCAGTAGTCTGGGACACGTGAATGTCCTTGTCTTCCATGGGATCAGTTCCGATGTGGGCCTGCGGAGCAAGCGCCTCCTCGGGAATGTCTTCGTGACTGATCATTGTTATCCCTTCGAGCCAAGCTTAGCCCGCCTGGCCCTGTTGAGTTCCCGGTTCCGTTCCATAATCTCGGACTGGGACATCTTCTTATCGGGCTGGTTCTTTTGGTTACATACCCGAATGAGTGTGAGCAGTCGGTTGATGTGCCAGGTCTCACACTCGAAGGGGATCTGACAAGCGATCATCCAGTAATAGATCAACTCGGATGATGTGTATTCGCCAGATCCAGAGTCTCCACCCGTCTCACGGATGGTGGTTGCGGTCATCGTGTCGCCCATGTAGGCGCTGATACGATCGACCTCAGATGGGGGAATCCTATCCAGGAGCGACGGGTCATACTCTTCATCAGTGATCATACATTTGATGTAGAGCGCCATCTCCTCAGGGGTGACTTTGTCGTTACCGATGAGGTGTTTATGGGTGATTGACTCCCATTTTGACAGCGCGACCAGGTTGTGCTCCAGGTGCAGGACTCCGCCAGGCATGGAGACAAAGGTGCCTGTCTCCTCGTCGAACCCGTCGAGATCCGGGATAGAAACTATAAGCATTGCAGGCACCGAGGGCCCAGGAGTCTAGGTCTCTGAGCCCCCGGTGTGGTATATCAGCCTGCGAAGTGCGCCTTGATCTCGTCAGGCAGCAGGAGCTTGGGCTCGGTAGCCTGAGCTCCACCCTGACCAGCGTCGGAGCCGAACAGCTTGGCCTCGAGGGCCTTCAGCTTGGTGGCGTCGACGTCGAGAGACGAGATGGTCAGCAGCGAGGTGGGCTTGGCACCAGACACGTTGACCGGCGTGGTGGACAGCTCCCAGGAGAAGGAAATCGCCTCGGGAGAGTCGTTGACGGTCTTGTAGCCCTTCTCGGAAGGAGAGGCCTTGCAGCCGTAAAGGACGTGGAGCTTGTAGCCCTTGTCCTGTCCAGCCACGTCGTCACCAATCTTGGTGCGGTAGACGAGCCCGAAGGCAAGTCGGTCCTGCTGACCGATCTTGACACCCTTCGTCAGCGTGGCGGAACCGTCGCACTGCTCGAACTCATCGGGGTAGGTGTAGGCCTCAATTGTGGCCTTCAGCTTCTCAGCCGAGAGCATCGAAAGGTACAGAATGTTGTCGGCGTAGAGGTCAGTAGCCTCAGCGCCCTCGGGCTTCTCGGAGATGGCGGTGATACCATTCCAAGCAACGCCCTTGCCGTAGGTCTTCTGGGCCGGGTCATACACATACAGTGCGCAGTGGTCGACACCAGTCTCAATACGGCGCTCACCAGTCTTGTCCCAGACAAGTGCAGCCATGTTAACTCCTAATAGTAGACGTCGAAGATGTCGTGATAGAGGTTGTCCGCTACGAGTCGAGACTCATGGCGGCTGAACAAAAGGTCCTCGATCTTCGTTCGTGTCGGGTCCTCGGGATGCCGGGCGATCAGAGTAACCTGGAACCGGTTTGCTTTGATATACTTGAGGTTGTCCGCGTACATCGGATCACCCGGATGCCGCTCGTATACGATGCACGGATACGAGAGCTTAAGCGACGGGAGTGGCTGATAATAGACCTTATCCGACCCGAGGATCTCTACCAGCTTCTCATGGAGAGCTAGCCGTCGGTCCATTATACACCCCCGTCAACTCGAGAACCAGACGGGGGAACTTCAGTTCCACATAGGAGATTTTCCAAAGTCCCCCCATCCAGCGTACGTACTTGAGGTTCTGGATGTTATCCGTTAAGAATCCGTCAGCGATAATGCTGATCTGGTTGCTGAGGTTGATACTCCCCAGAACCTCATCGCTGGCACCAAAGCGGCGTGCTTCACGAAACACATCGCCATAGTACTGCTTCTCGATTGGTTTGTCTTCCCAAATTCCCGGCTCGGTCTGGACCTGAGTTACAAATCCTATCTCGCC